TGAAACGTATGTAACCCTGTTTAATAAACAAAGTGGTTTAAACACTACTATTTTGCGTTATTTTCATGTGTATGGAGAAAGGCAGGAAAACAAACAGGAAACAGGTGGGGTGTTTGCTATATTTACTGACAAGATAATTAAAGGTGAGTCAATTCGTATTCATGGTGATGGTACACAAAAAAGAGTTTTTACATATGTAAAAGATATTGTAGAAGCAAACATAATGAGTTGGCTTATGCCTGAAGCAAGAGGGCAGATATATAATTGTGCTTCAATATTTCAAATGAGTATTGTAGATTTAGCAGAAGCTCTGATGAAAAAATATAATAAGAGAGTTCCTATTGTTTATGATGAACCACTTGTAGGAGATATTTATAATTTCAATGTAGATTCTTACAAAATACATAATCAAATAGGTGTTACATTTCGTCCGATAAATAAAATATTATGATACTTGTAGCAGCAACGGCATATAATGAAATTAAGTACATAAAGCATTTTGTGGACTTTTATCGCAAACAGGATTGTGAATTACTTGTATTGGATAACTATTCTACTGATGGGACATATGAATGGTTGTTAGAAAACAATGTGAAGACTGGAAGAGTTGATACAGGAGGTACTTTTCATTTGGGTAAACTTCAAGCAGCGTTGGTAGATAGGATAAATAAAATACAACCTACTTGGTTAATTTATTGTGGGATTGATTTGTTTTATTATTTTGAAGGTTCTATAAAGGATGAGATACAGAAAGCAAGAGAGAAACAATGTTCCATAATAGAAGTAGCTCACTTGGATGGTTATAATACCGGAGAAACATTTCAAATGCCTTTTCAGGATAATTATTTTTATATAAAAATTTGCCCACGTCCTTTGCAAATGATTGCACGTTGGCATCCAAGATTTAAGTTTGCAGGTGATAGAATTCATTTGTTTTATGCAGGTAAAGTTTATAAAAGCAGTGGGTTTGTTATTAATTATGGAATGTGTAAATCACGTGAAGAACGTGAAGAGACTTATAACAGAAGAATTAAGGCTTGGGAAATGGGAGAATTGAAAGGACATGGAACCCACTACAAACCTGCCAGTGAACGTCAATGGATTTGGAATAAAGAAGAATTACTTGATATACGTGAAACAAGATTTTACGATTTAATGAGATGATAGCTATTATCACACCAACCGGGGCAAGGAAAAGACAAATTACGCTTTGTGCTATGTGGATGTTAAATCAAACGTACACAGGCGAAGTTGTATGGGTAATAGTGGATGATTGTATTCCTGAGACGACTGATTTTATAAAAGAAGATTTTCGTGTGAATTGGAAAATAGTAAAAGTACATCCAAAACCAGAATGGCAGAAAGGACAAAATACCCAAGCAAGAAATCTTTTAGCTGGAATAGAAGCAGTCAAACAATATAAACCTACATTTACTTTTGTTATAGAAGATGATGATTATTACAAACCTTGTTATCTTACAGAAATGATGAAAAAATGTAAATCATCATTTGATGTAGTAGGTGAACGTTTTACGGTGTATTACAATGTAGTGTTGAAAGGTTGGAGAAGGAATGGAAATAAAGACCATGCAAGTTTATTTCAGACAGCATTTAGTCCAAAAGGTCTTGATGCTTTAGAAGTAGCTTGTAAGAAAGGAAGCAAGTTTATAGATTTATTTGTATTTCGTACTCTTATTTCAAAACATAGAATTAATTTGTTTGAAGGACTTGATTTGGCAATAGGAATAAAAGGACTTCCTGGCAGACCTGGAATAGGTGTAGGACATAAACAAAGGTTTGCTATTCAGTCGGATAAAGATATGAGTATATTAAAAAAGTGGGTTGGTGAAGATTATATTTATTATTTATGAAAAAACAAGCTATATTCATTACAGGGGCAGAAAGATCAGGCAGTACTTTAATAGCCAGAATATTTGATATTTGTGGAGTATTTAGAGGTGCTACAACTTCTATGCTTGAAAATATAGAAATGAAGAATTTATGTGATGAATATCTTTTAGAAGTAAATAATAAATTTAGTACCTTTATGCCAGATACTCAGAATTTAACCATTCCGGTTGATTGGCAACAAAGAGTTGATAGTATTTTGTATGGGTGTGAGTGTTATAAAGGAGGTGTATGGATGTTTAAATGCAGTAAATTAGCACAGATGTGGCCTGTTTGGAATTATGCTTATCCTGACGCAAAGTGGATAATTGTAAGGAGAAGGACAGGGGATATAGTGCAGTCTTGTATGAAAACAGCATATATGACTTTATGTAAGAATGAGGATGTTTTACTTAAAATAGGTGTATCTTCACAAGAAGAAGGATGGAAATGGTGGGTACATCAGTATGAAAAGAAGTTTGTTGAAATGATAGAAGCTGGATTAAACTGCAGAATAATTTGGCCAGAACGTATGGTAGTAGGAGATTATGAGCAGATTTATCAAACTGTTGAATGGCTTGGTCTTAAATGGAATCCAAAGATTGTAAAAATAATTGATCCTTTATTAGATAAAAGTAGGAGGAAAGAATATGGCACGAGTAACACATGATGAAGTGGTAGAGATTATGGATAACTGTAATCTTTCAAGTACAGTGATAACAACTTATATAAATGCTGCAAACGTTCTTCTGAATTCAATATTTGGTATTAGTAATCCTGAAGAAGAAAGCAGTGAACAAGAAACAGATTTATATAAGGAAATGGAAAGGTGGTTGGCTGCACATATGATAGCCAGTACTCGTTTCCGTATTGCTTCTTTGGAACAAGTAGGTGATGCTAAAGTTGAGTACATAGGTAAGTTTGGAATGGGGTTGGATAGCACACCATACGGACAAACGCTTAAAATGTTGGATACCAGCGGAGAATTAGCTGCTGCGGATAAGAAGAAAGCAAGTATTTATGCAATCCCTCAATTTGATGAATAATGAGTATAGCTGATTTTATGGCAAAACAATGCGTACAAACTGCAGTCTATTGGGGAAACCCAGTAGATGATGGTTATGGTAAAAATACATATGATGATCCTGTTGAATTAACTCCACCGGATAATGGTGTACGTTGGGTGCAGAAAATACAGTTGTTGAGAGATTGGGAAGGGAAAGGAGAAACGTTTGAGTGTATAGGATTTGTTTATGTTTTGCAGGAACTTGATAAAGACGGTTGTTTGTTTTTAGGGACTTTAAATGATTTGGATAGTGCAGATTATGATAATCCTTTGGACAATCCAGCGGTTTTTCGTATTCATCAGTTTGAAAAAGTACCAGCATTAAGATCAACTGATGTATTTGTTTACAAAGCTTATTTATCACAGTGGCAATATAGGTAAGATTATGGGATGGGTTAGACAAGATTTAGCAGGGATACCAAGAACCAGTATAGAAGGGGTTGATAGGGTTGTATCTGAATTTAATCGCAGAATTGAAAAATTTATAGGGCATGGTTCATTAAGAGGTATTTTGAAAGCTATTGCTTATGTCAGACGTGAAATGGATAGATCATACCCAAAAATACCTGTTGACCTTGGTAATTTGAGAGCAAGTTTTTTTGTTACAAGTTCTACTGGAAGTATAGTAAAAGGAGGAGGGAAAACACATACAGCACAAGGAAATGACGCTAACTTTAAAGGACCAGATGCTGCTCGTTTAGCATCAGACCATGCTGGAATGTTAACAGAAATGGCACCATTGGCGAAAAATATAGCAAAGGTGTCAGGTGGACCAGCTGCAGTTTTTGGATTTAGTGCCAATTATGCTATGTGGGTTCATGAAATGTGGGATAAGGATGTTAATTGGTCTCGTTCACAATCTGGACCTGGATATTTTGGAGTGCATTTAGAAAAAAACAAAGATAAAATGTTTAAAATCATAAGAGATAATTCACAAATACGATGAACGCTCCAAGTGAAGATATTAAGGACATGCTTATAGCAGAAAGTGGATTAGGTTTAACTTTTGCACAAAATCTGTTTATAGGTAAAGAGAAAACAGACCCAGATCAAATTGTAGTTATTTATGATACGTTTGGTGGTATGCCGGATTTAACAATGGATCAGCAAACGTATGAACGCCCTTCTATTCAAATAAAAGTACGTTCAAGAGATTACAGTCAAGGGTATAATTTAATTAATGAAATATATCTATCACTCCATGGCCGGGCACACGAAACATGGAATGGTACTATATATGAACTGATCAGAGCAATCAATAGTCCAACACACTTTGATTGGGATGAGAGGGGAAGAGCACGTTTTATTGTTAATTTTAATTTGCAGAGAAAAGAATCTGCAGATTCATAAAAAAGGAGGTAAAACAAATGGCAAGTAAAGCAATTGCAGGGGTAGGAACCAAGTTCTTTCGCAATGGTACTGCTCTGGCTGAGGTGAATTCAATAAATGGACCTGGCATGACCAGAGACTTTATTGATGTTACTTCCTTGGATTCTACAGGTGGATACAGAGAATTCATCGCTGGGTTCAGGGATGGTGGTACGGTTACTCTCAATATGAACTTCACAAGGGCAACGTATGAACTTATGAAGGAAGATTTTGAGAATGATGATGAGCAGATTTATGAAATAGTGTTGCCCGATGCTGATTTGACTTCGGTTGAATTTGTAGGGTTGGTAACTGAGTTACCTCTTACGATTCCAACAGATGACAAAGTGACAGCTGATGTTACTATCAAAGTAAGCGGACAGGTAACAGTTAATTCTGGAACTGGCTCGGAAACTTAATTCAAATTGAATTTTTCCTAATCAAGGATATTTTTCTTTATTATTAACAAACACAAATTTTAATCAAAATGGAAAAGAAAGTTTTAACAAGGGATGATCTACTTAAAAAAGACACACTTGAGATTGTGGAAGTGGATCTTGGGGATGCTATTGTTTTTGTTCGTCAGATGACAGGACATGAACGTGATGGATTTGAACAGTCCTTGCTTACAAAGAAAAAGGATAATAAAGGTAATGTGGTAGC